AACGATTGTGGGTGTAAAAAATAATGCAACATTTTTATGATGGACAAATTAGAAGGTATATTACACAGTTAGTAAGATTGTTTAGTAACTTCTCCTACAAAGATGGTGATGGAAAAATAGTCCGTGTACCTGTAATGTATGGTGATATAACTCGTCAAGTTGGTCATATTCTGAGAGACAACTCAGAAAATAAAATTCCAAGTGCTCCTAGAATGTCTGTTTATGTTACAGGATTAGAACAAGACAGATCACGTACATCAGATAGCTCATTTACAAGCAAAGTACACATTAGAGAAAGAGCTTATGATAGTAATAATAAAGAATATTTGAATACACAAGGTAAAAATTATACTGTAGAACGTATTATGCCTAGCCCATATACTTTACAAGTAAATGTAGATATTTGGTCTACTAATACTGATCAAAAATTACAAATAATGGAACAACTATTAATGTTGTTTAATCCTTCACTTGAAATACAAACAACGGACAACTACGTTGACTGGAGTAGTTTAACTACAGTTGAACTTACTAGCATGAATTTTAGTAATAGATCTATTCCAATAGGTACAGAAAGTGAAATAGATGTAGCACAAATGAGTTTTACTACACCTATATACATCAATTTACCTGCAAAAGTTAAAAAGTTAGGTATTATAACAAATGTAGTAATGAGTATATTTGATGAGAGTGCTGGTACAGTTAATTTAGGATTGACTACTCCTGAACTAAAAGCATATAGTGATAGTCCAATTGATCGACCATCAATGAATAAAACACAAGATAGGACACAACGTGACAGTATTAATATTGATGTAACAACATTCAAAGATTATGATTTGATTGTTATGAATAATATTGCTCAGATTGTTGACAGAGGAACAGCAGGTTCTATTCGTTGGCCTGTGCTTATTGATGTTTTACCTGGACAGTACCGTGCAGGATTATCACAGATACAACTGCAAAGAGTTACACTCGCAGGAGAGACAACAGGAATGAGTGTTAATGGTAGTATCACTGTTAACGCATTAGACGAAACACAATTATTAATTAATTGGGACGAAGATACTATTCCTACAAACACAATATTATCAAGTCCAGCAGGTAGACCTAACACAGGATCAATTGACTTTATTATTGATCCGCAAAAGTATAATCCAACAACAGCAAAAGTTGCAGGACTAAGACTTCTACTTTTAGGTGCTATCAATACAAGTTCAAATGTAGGTGCCGCAGGATATGACGGGCCTGATGCTTGGAAAAATGCAGACAATACAGATTTTGTTGCAGGTGAAAATGATATTGTAGAATGGGATGGAAGTGCATGGCACGTTGTATTCGATGCTAGTGCTGATCCTGGAACTGAAACCAAGTATATAACTAATTTAAACACTGGTGTGCAATATAGATGGACTGGCACAGAGTGGATACTTTCCTTCGAAGGCGAATACCGAAAAGGCACCTGGCGACTAGCACTTTAAAATAAGTACTTGCATGAGACAAGAGATTATTTGCAGTGGTGCGTTGTTCTATTCGCTAAAGAAAAAACGCTTTTTGTTATTGCATCGTACCCAAAGTAAACAAAAAAATGTATGGGGGTTAGTAGGTGGTACTAATGGTAAAAATGAATCACCTTGGCCTGCATTACAAAGAGAAATACACGAAGAAATTGGTGAAATACCAGAAATTTTAAAAACCATACCATTAGAAACATTTATTAGTACAGACGAAAAATTTAGTTTTCATACATATTTGTGTATTGTAAAAGATGAATTTCTGCCTCAGTTAAATGGTGAACATGACGGCTATGCATGGGTAAGTTATGGAAAATGGCCTAAGCCAATACATATGGGGTTAAGGAATACATTACAAAGCAAAACAAATCAAACTAAATTTGAGACAGTTTTTAGTCTTATAGATTATTTAGAACAGGACAAAAAATGAAACAACTTAGAAACATCACAATCGTTGGGGGAGGATCGGCGGCATGGCTAGCGGCCGCATACATACAAAATAACTTTTGGGACTTACCATTAACAGTCATTGATAAAGAAGTAGGAAACCCTATTGGTGTAGGTGAAGCAACTGTACTAACATTTCCTCAGTTTTTAAGACAATGCGGATTGCATTTGCCAGAATGGTTTAGAAAAGTTGACGGAACTTACAAGGCAGGTATTGATTTTCCTGGCTGGAGAAATCCTGAAGGCAGTGTTTGGCACCCGTTTTATTTGAACAGAAGTTATTTTGATAAAGCATGTACACAATATGATTTATGGGCAACTAAACAAGACTTAGACTTTAAGCAAGCGGCATTGCCTACATATAATACTACAATGAATAATAAACTAGATATGTGGGGTGCATTTGAAACACTAGCATATCATATTGATGCAGGCAAATTAGTTACAGCATTGCAAGAACATTGTCAAGGTAAAGTTAATGTAATTAAGAGTGATGTAATTGGTGTTAACAAAGACAACGAAGGTAACATTACTAGTTTAGAATTAAAAAATGGAACAACACACGAATCAGATTTTTATATAGATTGTACAGGTTTCGCTTCTATTCTTAAGAAAGCAAAACGTATAGAACTGTTAGGTGAAGGAAGATTATTTACTAACACTGCTGTAGCTGGACATGTTGAATATAAAGATAAAGAAAAAGAATGTGTGCCATATGTAAGTTGTCCTGCTGTAGATCACGGTTGGATTTGGAAGATTCCTACACAATCACGTTTCGGCAGTGGTATGGTTTTCAATAAGGATATTACAGATATTGAAACAGCAAAACAATATTTTTGTGATCACTGGGAAGGAAGAATTAAGCCCGAAGCTCTAAAAGTTATTGACTGGGTTCCGTACTATAGTGAAAACTTTTGGGAAAATAATGTTGTATCATTAGGACTAAGTGGCGGATTTATAGAACCATTAGAGTCTACAGGTTTAGCAAGTATGACTACTGGGGTACAAAAACTTGCGGCACGTATTCCGCAATATGCTTATAGTGAAAGAGATATACGTGGTTATAATGAAGAAATGGGCTACTGGTATGAAGATGCTGTTGACTTTATAAACAGCCACTATGCAGATACTAAATGGGACACACCTTTTTGGAATTTTGTCAAAGAAACGCATGTGAAATCTAAAAAACACACCTGGTACGAAGCATGGTTAAAGGATCCTACTAAGAAGTTTTATTCTAATGTTGACTCAATGACACTATTTCACTCACCTAATTGGCAGTTATGGTTAATTCAAATGGGTTATCCTGTAAAGAAAGATCTAAGTTATTTGAACCCTATGGAAATAGACTTTATGATGACACAATTTTTGGCCGCAGAAGATATTAGAATGTGTTCTAGTATAAGCCATCAAGATGCTATTAAAAGTACTAATATGGGTACTGACTGGTGGCAACGCTATGCGGCACGTGGTGACGGAGGGTCGTTAGTATGAAAATAGTTATTGTTGGTGGTGGTACAGCAGGTTGGCTTGCCGCACTTATGATTAGCAAAATTAGACCAGAACATACAGTAACTTGCATTGAAAGTAGTAAGATTGGTATTATTGGTGCAGGTGAAGGATCGACAGGATCACTTACAAACATTGTACAAAATGAAATGTTTGACTTTGGTTGTAATGAACAAGACTTTATTAAGGAATGTGATGCAACAATCAAACTAGGTATAAAACATATTGGATGGAATGAAGATCCAAGTAAGTTTTATATAGGTCCTATTGACGGTACACCTACTAGTGACGACCGTTGTGATATTGTATTTCAACATGCATTAGGATATAGAGAACAAGATTATTTGCATCTTGCAACAGAATTAGGTTATAAAATACATCATAATAAAAATAGTTTTGTACAAGTAAATGGTAATCATGCATATCATTTTGATGCACATAAAGTTGGACAATATTTTAAGAAAATAAGTGATACAGTAACACATATTGATAGTGAAGTTGAACAAGTACAATTAAATTCTGAATCTGGATATGTAGATGGTGTTAAACTTAGTAATGGTGATACAGTCAAAGGCGACATGTTCATTGATGCTAGTGGATTTAATCAAGTGTTAATGAAAGCAGTAGGTGGTAAATGGAAAAGTTATAGAGATAATTTACCCGTCAATGGAGCATTACCATTCCTATTACCATATGAAGACGATGAAGTTATTCAACCTGTTACAAATGCATGGGCACAAAACAATGGCTGGTGTTGGCAGATACCTACAAAAAATAGGAGAGGGTGTGGATATGTTTTCTGCGATTCTTTTGTTACGCCTGATCAAGCACATGCAGAATTAGAACAAACAATAGGACGTAAAGTAGAGCCAATTCGACATATTAAATTTGATAGTGGACGTCAAGAAACTCTATGGATTAAAAATGTTTTATCAATCGGACTATGTGCGGCTTTTGCTGAACCTTTAGAAGCAACAAGTATCCATACAACAATTATGCAATTAAAACATTTTGTATATGCTTGCCTAGGTCAAACACAACAAGAAACATGTAATGACGGAACAGTTGATGATTATAACCTAAAAAATGGACATTTATACGATACTATGAAAGACTTCTTAGTTGCTCATTATACTTGTGGTCGTAAAGATACAGAATTTTGGAAATATATTGACAGTGGTGCAACAAGCACTGACTTTGTAAGATCAATTCACGAAGTGTGCAAACATAGAGTACCTAACTCAACTTTATTTCCTCGTCAAGAAGGCAGTGCAGGCTGGCCTTTATGGAGTTATGTGCTTGCAGGCACAGGCGCACTTACATCAGAAGTTGCTGAAAAGGAAGTTATGTTTAACAATGATGAACAAGTAGGCGACAGTGCATATACATATCATATTCAAGACTTTGATAATATGAGCAAAGACTTACCAGACAATACAGACTATATAAGGAACATGTAAATGATAAAAGTTTACGGCGATATTATGCTCGATCGTTGGATTTTGGGCAATGCAGGACGTATTAGTCCTGAAGCACCTGTACCAATTTTATTAGAAAAAGATCAAAAATATAGCATAGGTGGAGCGGCAAATATGGCTCTTAATCTTCAATCTTTAAATGATGAGGTTAGTATGTTTGGCTGTGTAGGACAAGATGATGAAGGATTACAGCTTCGTAAAATGCTTGAAGAAACAGATTTAAATTTACAAATAGCTGATGATCAAGATATTACTACAACAAAAACAAGGCTAGTAGGACAAGGTGGACAGCATATTATTCGTTGGGATAGAGAAGAAAAATATAAAGGTAAAGGTGCGTTCGAAAAACTATTACACAGCGTTATTACAAACGACTTTGTGGTAATTAGTGATTATAATAAAGGTACAGTAACAGAAAAAACAGTCAAAGAATTAGTAAAAAGAAATTGTACAGTTTTCGTTGATCCTAAACAAGGACCTGAAATTTACAGAGATGCATTTCTTGTTAAACCTAATATGTCAGAATATGTGGCTTGGTTTGGTGAATTTAATTTACATAGTGCAAAACAAGCAATGAAAAAGTTTGGCTGGAGTTGGTTAGTAGTTACTGATGGTAAAAGAGGTATACATGTGTGTAACTCTATAGGAGGATATAAACATTTCCAAGAAGAAGTAAAAGAAGTTGCTGATGTAACAGGAGCAGGTGATACTGTACTTGCTGTCATTGTTTATGGTTATGAAAAAGGAATGGATATATTTGATGCTTGTGAACTTGCATGTTATGGAGCGGCCCGTAATGTTGAAAAAAGAGGGGTAGCTGTAATATCAAAACAAGAACTTCATGGTAAGATTGTATGGACTAATGGGGTGTTTGATATACTACATATTGGGCATTTAAAGCTACTTAGACACGCACACAGCTTAGGAGATACACTTATAGTGGGTATTAACAGCGATGCAAGTGTAAAACGCTTAAAAGGCGATTTAAGGCCCATTAATGATCAAGAAACACGTAAGCAATTATTATTAGAACTTGGATTCATAGACGAAGTAATCATATTTGATGAAGAAACCCCACTGGAAATTATAGAAGAAGTTAAACCAGATGTAATAGTTAAAGGTGGTGATTATACTATAGAAACAACAGTAGGAAATCATCTTGCTGAAGTTGTAATTTTTCCTACAGTACAAGGACATAGCACAAGTAGTATCATTAAAAAGATTGACAATGACAGTAAATGATAGTACAATAGAGGTATAAATGAAAATTTTAGTAACAGGACATAAAGGATTTGTAGGAGGCTATATTGCTAATTATCTACAAACCAAGGACCATGAAGTAGAAGGCTTTGAATGGGTTGAAAATGTTGTACCCAATGTTGAAGGATATGACTGGGTAGTTCATTGTGGTGCCATTTCAGATACTACAGAAAGAGATGTAGAGAAAGTTTGGCGACAAAATTATGAATTCACTCTAAGACTTATGCAAGTATGTGAACATTATAATACTAATATTCAGCTTGTAAGCACTTCTGCTGTTTATGGTAACAACACAAAATTTAATGAAGAAGATCCTGTATATCCGCAAACACCTTACGCATGGAGTAAGTATCTAATTGATAAGTTTTTAAAAGACAACGGTTATGAAAACTTTGGAATGCTTGTACAAAACTTTAGATATTTTAATGTATACGGTCCAGGTGAAGGACACAAAGGTGATCAAATGAGCTTGGTTAGCAAATTTCAAAAGCAAGCCGCACACGATGGCGTAATTAAGTTGTTTGAAGATAGTGACAAATATCAAAGAGATTGTGTAAGTGTACATGATGTTGCTGTTGTGCATGAAAAAATGATGCATGAAACAGATGCAAAAGGTTTATATAATTTAGGAACCGGCAAAACTAATAATGTAGAAGAAATTGCAAAAATTATTGCTAAAAAATATAATGCAAAAATTGAATATATTCCTATGCCTAAACATCTTAAAGGTCAATACCAGGAATATACTTGTGCAGATAATGCAAAACTACATAATACTATAGCAATTAGACATTGGCATACAATAGAGGAATATATAAATGGAACCGACTAGACTTGAAGGTAAAGTAGACAAAGGCTGGGGTTATGAATTAATCTGGGCAACCAATGACAAGTACTGTGGTAAAATTATGGTATTCGATAAAGTTGGTGCAAAGTTTAGTATGCATTTTCATAAAGAAAAAGATGAAACATGGTTCGTAAATAATGGTCGTTTTTTGCTGAATTACATTGATACAAATACAGCAGAATATAAATCACAAGAACTTACATCAGGAATGACATGGCACAATCCCCCATTACAACCTCATCAATTAGTTTGTATGGAACCTGGTAGTAGTATAACTGAAGTTAGTACACCTGATAGTGTTGAGGACAATTACAGAATAGCACCAGGTGATAGTCAAAAACCAAAACCTGATATGCCTCAAGAAGAAATTGTAGAAAACCCTACTACTGATTAAGCCTGAGCTTCACCCCATTTAATAATAATATTAGCGTCTACTGCTGTACCTGAAGTTTTATAAACGTTCAGTGCAAGCACGTCTGGACCATTAGGGAAAGTACCTCTTCCACCTAGTGTAGTATTTGTAAGTTCTTTCAATAGTCCTAGATCCAA